TTTGTGATCATCGCTAGGCTTGATTGCGACTGGGAATCCAGTTGCAAGCATAGTCGCGATTTCAGTCGCTTGATCTTCAGCCTGATCGCCAGAGGCTGCGTTAGGATCTTGGAAGAGTCTGCGGACCAGCGATGGATCGTCTTGTTCAAGCACTGACTTTACCAGTTCGCCTTGATTGACAAAAGGATTATTTTGGAACATTTGCATTCGCGATACAGACTTCTGCAACGCAAACTGGCGGTTAATGAAGTCAAGTCCACCCTTTGGCTCAATGGAATACTCATCGTGGATACCTTCGGGTGGCATCGTGCCAGTCTCTTCAGCATAGCGATACATCAAGTCTTTCTTGTTGTACTGCGTGTAAAGCGACCAGCACTGTTTAAAGAGATGGGCTAGACCCATTCGAAACATACGATTGCGAAGATCGCCAGACGCTGCTGCTTGCGACTGCAACGCTTGAATCTCTGTGGCAGTCTTGCGATCCGATACTTGGAACTGAGAGCCAGAACCAAAGTCTGGATTGCCCATCCGCTGTTCAGAAAGCAGACGCTCTTCAAGCATCAGTTTCTGGAAGTCAAATGGAGGCTGGCTAAACTGAACTGGCTTTAAGCCTTGTGGCAGAATCTGCCCAGGTTGCATCTTCAAGTTCGATGTGTTTAGCGATATTGGATTCTGTGCTTCAAAAACGGGTCGGTTGGCCAGTTCAACGTAATCGGAGAGGGAGTTCTTTAGCTTATTTAGCAGATTCTCATTAGGGAGCAGGATCTCTGCTACGCCTCTCGGACTGTACCAACCGCCCCCTGTGACCTCATAGGGGAAATCTACGAAAGGTGGTTCACCGTGACGATAGGGCAATGTGAAGGGCTTGCGGACATCTTCAGTTACGACAAGCGGACTGTACGTCTCGACCTTCCATCCGTCTTCAGAAGGTGTGTACATCTCCCAAAGAATGATACGATCATTCTCAGCTTCTTGAGTAATTCCCTCGCGTCTATAAATCTCGTCTTGAATCTCACT